GTAAGTGTTGTTCTTATTGATACAATTGGTTCAACAGAATACACAGTAGATAATGTGGTTTATGTAAGTTCAAATCAAATAACTTTTGATATTCCTGCTGGTGTTATTACTTCTGGACAAACACCTGGAGAAGATCCATTTGATGTCAAAATTATCAATTCTAATGGTTCATTTGTTATTAATTCTGATGCTCTTGAATATGCTCCAACTCCAACATTCCAGACTTCAAATGCAAGTCCTCTCGGACTTGTAACAGCTACAACAAATGATCCAAATGCTGATGCATTTGCTGATCTTGGTGTGACCATTTCTGCCGTTTCTCTTGATCCTGATGACACAATTACCTATGCAATTACTACACTTCCAACAGAACTTACTGGATTGACAATTAATTCAACTACAGGTGCATTGGAAGGTGGAATTCCAACAAATGGATTTCCTGCCGATGATACTTCTACTGGTTATACATTTACGGTTACTGCTACTGCAACATCAGCTGAAACAAGTGATACAAAAACAGATACAAGAGATTTTGTAATTACCTTGGAAGGTAATGTTTCTGCTCCAACTGTTACCAGTGTTGACCAAGATTATATTTCACAATCTGGAACAGAAATCACAGTAACAGGAACAGGATTTAAAGATGCTCCAACTGTTACTTTGTTGGCACCCGACAGCACACCATATGTGGCATCATCTGTGACTTTTGATTCGGCTACGCAAATCAGATTCCAAACAACTGCTGCCATGGCAACTGCAATTGAAACAGTAGGACAAGTTTCAGGTGATGAAAGATTTGACTTGAAAGTTACAAATCCAGTAAGTGGATATTCTAAAGAAGATACTCTTGCTGACACATTTGAATATGCTCCAACTCCAACATTTAATCAAGCATCTGGATCAGTTGGATCATTAAATACAGCAGCAAGCCAAGATTATTCAACTCTTACAACTACAACTCTTGATGCCAATCCAGTTGACCCTGATGATACTATTACATATTCTCTTACCAATGTAGCAACCGAACTTGCTAATTTGGCAATTAATTCATCAACCGGAGCAATTTCCGGAACAGCTGATTTGAGTGCTGTTACACCTGCTGATTATAATTTCACAGTTGTGGCAACTGCTACTTCTGCCGAAACTGGTAATGTAAAAACTGATAATCGTGTTTACACCATTACAGTTGCATCTTCTGGCTTCTACACTTATTCGGTTGACCAGTCATTACGGTTTGATGGGGGTAGTTATTTGAGTAGGAGTCCTACTACAGAAGGTGATCGTAATACTTGGACTTGGAGTGGTTGGGTTAATCGGACAACAACTTCCGTAAATAATGGCATATTCTCTGCCGGAACTTCTTTTGGTGCCAATAACGATAATCTAGAAACAATATCTTTTTCTTCTTCTTCAGGTAATGGAGATAATTTAGAGATTGCATCTGAAAATAATCAAGCACTTAGCTACCGTTTAATTACTACTCAATTATTTCGTGATACATCTGCTTGGTATCATATTATTGTTGCTGTTGACACAACTCAACCAACCTCCACAAACCGAATTAAACTCTATATCAATGGGGTCCAAGTAACTGATCTTGGAACATCTACATATCCGTCACAAAATTACGACAGTTGGATAAATTCAACAAATAGTCATCGCATTGGTGTTAGGTCTTCGACTGATTTCAACGGCTACATGGCAAAAATCCAATTGATTGACGGCGCAGCACTAGACGAATCATATTTTGGAGAAACCAATCAAGGAATTTGGATTCCAAAAGTATATGACGGTACAAGCCCAACAGGACCAACAATAACAGATTCAGATACTCACGGAACTGGCACGGGTATTTACGGCACAAACGGATTCCATCTTGACTTCAGTCCTGCAAGCATAGTATACAACGGAACAACAATCACACAAATCAATGATGTCTCTGGTAGAGGTAATCACTGGACTGCAAACTAAAAGAACAAAACTAGGAGAAAATAAAAATGGCATTTAGTAATCACGACCTTGTATTTGACAGTCCAACGAATAATTTTGCTACGTTGAATCCATTAGATAAAGGTTCGGAAGTATCTTTATCAGACGGTAATTTGAATCCAACTTGGTCTGGCGTTTTGGGTCACAGTGTTAGATCTAATATTTCATATCCAAAAACGGGGAAATGGTATTTAGAAGTGGTAAGTGGTGCTAACAGATCAATGGGAGTTATTGATATTTCTAAACCGATAGTTCCTGCTTCGGGTGCTTTGTGGCCTGGAGGGGATGGATTCGGTTCAGCAGGTTCTTATGCGTTAGCTCCAGATGGAGAAAAAGTTTCAAATAGTGTTTATGTTGAATATCTTAGCGCCATTTCAAGCGGGAGCATAGTTAAAATTTTATATGATGCTGATTTGGGAGAATTAAAATTTGGTATTGACTCAGGAAATTTAACAACCGCATACACTATTAGCACAGATATAACATGGGCATTCGCTATTGGTTTATGGACTAATACTGCCGGATCTAACATATGCAACTTCGGTCAAGACCCCACCTTTGGTGGAAATAAAGTACCAACAAAAGTATACACCGATGCTAACGGAATTGGTAGATTCTTCCACGAACCACCTACTGGTGCATTGGCACTCTGTACTGCAAATCTTGCAGCTGCAACAACTGCACCCACAGAATACATTGTTGATGAAACAAATCAACATCTTCTCACATACAACGGAAACGTCACACAATCCAAGTTCACTCCGTATGCAACTGATGGGTATAGTGCATGGTTTACCAGTGATATTGCATCTTCACAACTGAGAGTTCCTACTGATACAAATTTGGAGTTTGGTACAGATGATTTTACTGTTGAATTTTGGATGTATCATCACGGAGGAGATGATTATGAAACTATCATTAGTTATCCACAGTGGAGAGGAAATGATAATGCAGATGGCACAGCATGGCAAATTCGCTTAGAACCTGGAAATAATTTAGCAACTGATTATGGCAATGGTAGTGCATGGATTTATAATGGTAGCCATACTGATTTAGTTATTAAGTCAGGATATTGGAATCATGTTGTTCTACAAAGAAATGGTGGAGATATTAAATTATATTTAAATGGTATAGCAAGTTCATCTATATACACTATAGGGTCAGGAAGCATACAATCATCAAGTTCATTCAATACGAATTTCCTTTGTATTGGAGGATATGAACAGACTGAACAAGATTTAGGAGCAAATCTTGCTGATATTAGAATTGTTAAAGGTTCTGCGGTTTACACTGAAGATGGTAACGGTAATATAACACCTCCATCAGAACCACTTACAAATATTACAAATACTCAATTTTTATTGTCAACATCATCTAACAGATTCGTAGATTCTTCTTCTAATGATTATACAATAACAACAAACGGTTCTCCAGAAATCTCAGATTGGTCTCCGTATACACCTGAAGCAGTTCGTACAGGCTATGAATACAGAAATCCAGATGAACATGGTGGAGGAAGTTTAAAGTTTGATGGAACAAATAATCTAAAAACAATTGATAGTACAGATTGGAATCCTGAAGCACAAGATTTTACTGTAGAAGGATGGTACTACCTAACAGAAACCGGTAATTTTTATTTTATGTGGGGTACAGGCGGAAGTGATGGCAATGAAGATATTGCAATGAGAGTGAATACAGATAATACAATAAATGCATATCTTAGAGATTCTGCTGGAACTACATTTACAAGAACTTCTACAAATACTGTTTCTAAAAATTCTTGGAATCATATTGCATTAGAAAGATATAATGATGTTATTAAAATTTATTTAAATGGAGTTGCAGAAACAAATACATTTGATGCTACCTCTTGGTCTGGGTACAATAGTGAAACAGGAATGACAATTGGTGCTTTTGGTGATTATTCATCTGGATATTGGAAAGGTTACATTGCAGATTTAAGATTTGTAAAAGGTTCTGCGGTTTATCAAGGAAACTTTACTCCTCCTACTGCTAAATTGTCTACAGTTACAAACACTAAATTTTTGCTTCAGCCATACAAGTCAAAAATCACCAAAGACATTCTCAATTATGCAAGTGATGAAACAGGCAAAGCATTGACATATGTTGGAAATGCAAGTGTAGTAAACACTTCACCATACAAGGATGGAGTGCTTGGTGGATTTAATTTTTATAATTCATCAAGTTCACATGATTACTTGAAATTATCATCATCAAATGCTTGGACGCCTGGAGCAAATTCACCATTTACTATAGAATTCTGGTATAAAACTTCAGTTTCTATTGGTACAAATAATCCTATAATGACAACCGCTGGATGGTCTTCAAACTTTCTTAATAGATGGCAAATTCAGACTAATTCAGATAAAATTGCTTTTTGGAGATCCGATGGAAATGGAAACCTTTTTGTAGGAGCTACTGTACTGGCTACCAATAAATGGTATCATGTTGCAGTTGTACAAGATTCATCTTCTGTATGGAAAATGTATTTGAATGGAATTCAAGATGCTACTGGAACTGATTCTGGATTTACAACAGATTCTTATTTAGAAATAGGAGCAAATAGCACTTTAACTGGTGGTAATGGAGTTAAAGGGCAAATATCTGACATTCGTATTGTCAAAGGACAAGCACTTTATACGGCAGATTTTACACCACCTGCATACCCATTAAGTTCAGCATACTATACAACAAATGGACAAGATCCTTCTGATAGTAATAGTACAAGAACTGCAATCTCAGGTGATGTTTCTCTCCTTGCACAACCTGGAAGATTTATTGAAAATACCGCAGAGGCAGATAATACTGATAACTTTAAGACGGTGTTGTATACTGGGAATGGTGGGACTCAAAGCATTACTAGTGTTGGATTTCAGCCAGATTTTGTATGGTCTAAATCAATGTCACATGGAGACTCCCATGCTTTGATTGATGCTGTAAGGGGAGGTGATAAATCACTTTACAGTAATGCCATAGTAGCAGAAAATACATATGCCGCAGATACTGCAACAATTACATTTGATTCGGATGGTTTCAGCTTTACTGAAGGTGGTTTAATAAATAATAGGTCAGGTGGAAACTTTGTAGCTTGGTGCTGGAAAGCAGGAGGTGCGCCATCCGGAGGATTTACTGGAACCGAAGCAATGGTTGATGGTTCTCAAACAACTTGTTCTGCTTTAGCAACATCTGCCGGTGCTAGTATAACTCCGACAGCAATGAGTGTAAATACAAAAGCAGGGTTTAGTATTGTTAAGTATACAGGCACGGGATCAACAGGTGGAACTGTTCCACATGGATTGAACAAGAAACCTGACATGGTCATCGTTAAGAACTTAAATGATGGAACAAAAAGTTGGAATATAACATCTTTCATTACAACGCCAAGCACTGATTTAACAACAAACACTTTTAATATAGGCAGCAAGACAGGAGGAGTATTAGCTTTGAATACTGATGTGGGCGCAGCTGCATATACTATTGATGGACAAACCAGTGGGAACGGGGAAAATCATATAGCCTACTGCTGGCACTCTGTAGAAGGCTACAGTAAGTTCGGTTCCTACACAGGCAACGGGTCAGCGGATGGGCCGTTTGTGTATTGCGGATTCCGTCCTGCTTTTTTGATTATTAAAAATTCAAATCTATCTGGTTCTCACTGGCTTCTATATGATAATCAAAGGAGCAATTATAATGTTGTTAATAAAATTTTGTTCCCAGCTTCATCTGCTGAAGAAAACGGTGAAGGGACAGCTGGTATGGATGATGTAGATTTTCTTAGTAATGGATTTAAAATAAGAGGCAACCCTGCAGGTACTTGGCAAAATGGTACTAATGACAAACTTATCTTTATGGCATTCGCAGAACAACCATTCATTTACAGTAATGCTCGCTAAATAAATAATTGCCTCTTTCAGAAAGAGGCAATTTACAGAAATCACTATGAAACTTGATGATAATTCGGCATACTTAGGAAATCCTCTTCTCAAACGTGCCAATGTTGCAGTAGAATGGACAGAAGAAACAATCTCTGAATACCAGAGATGCATGGAAGATCCACTGTATTTTGTGGAAACCTATATTAAGATTGTTTCACTAGATGAAGGTGTTGTGCCGTTCAAACTTTTTCCTTTTCAAAAGGATATTGTCGGCACAATTCACAACAATAGATTCACTATTTGCAAACTTCCTCGCCAATCTGGCAAGACAACCACACTGGTTGCATACATTCTACATTATGTTCTCTTCAATAACAATATCAATGTTGCAATTCTTGCAAACAAAGCAGCCACCGCAAGAGACATTCTCGCAAGACTTCAACTTGCATACGAACATCTTCCCAAATGGTTACAACAAGGTGTTCTTTCTTGGAACAAAGGATCTCTTGAACTAGAAAATGGTTCAAGAATTGTTGCCTCTGCAACCTCTTCTTCGGCAGTTCGTGGTGGTTCCTACAATATGATTTTCCTTGATGAATTTGCCTTTGTACCCCAGAACATTGCTGAAGACTTCTTTTCTTCTGTTTATCCTACCATCTCTTCTGGTAAATCAACCAAAGTTGTCATTATTTCAACTCCCAATGGAATGAATTTGTTTTATAAACTTTGGAGTGATGCAGAGAATCAAATCAATTCATATGTACCAATAGAAGTACATTGGAGTGAAGTACCAGGAAGAGATGAGAAATGGAAGAAAGAAACTATTGCAAACACAAGTGCTGAACAATTTTCCAGGGAATTTGAATGCAACTTTCTCGGTTCAACAAATACACTAATTCATGCCACAAAGATTCGTACCATGGCATATCAAATGCCAATCAAGTCAAATGCAGGATTAGATGTATATGAAAATCCAAACCCAGAAGGAACATACTTCTTGGTTGCAGATGTGGCAAGAGGAACACAAAATGATTATTCTGCATTCATCGTTTTTGATGTAACAACTGTTCCCTATAAGATTGCTGCAAAATATAGAAACAATGAAATCAAACCAATGTTATTTCCAAATGTAATTCATGAGGTTGCAAAGGGATATAACAAGGCATATGTTCTGATTGAAGTCAATGATATTGGTGACCAAGTGGCTCATGCATTGCAATTTGACCTTGAATATGACAACATGATGATGGCAGCCATGCGTGGCCGTGCGGGACAGATTCTTGGTGGTGGATTCTCTGGTGGTAAAGCACAACTTGGTGTTAAAACATCAAAGGCAGTCAAAGCAACAGGATGTTCTAATATTAAACAAATCATTGAATCAGATAAATTAATTGTTCAGGATTATGACCTAATTAATGAATTTTCTACATTCATTCTAAAAGGAAGTTCATATGAAGCAGAAGAAGGACATACAGATGATTTGGCCATGTGTTGTGTACTTTTTGGTTGGGCAGTACAACAGACATATTTCAAAGAATTAACTGATGATGATATTCGTGCCAGATTGTTTTTAGAACAACAACATCAAATGGAACAAGACATGTCACCATTTGGATTTATCATTGATGGTCTGACTGATTATGATAATGAAATAATTGTTGATGAATATGGAACAAAATGGAATCCTGTTGTAAGAAGTTATGATACTGATTGGTGAAATTCCTATTTTTATAAATAATAGTATTGAAAACAAATTAGATTATTTTTAACATTTTTAGGAGACATAAAAATGGCATTTCAAGTAAGTCCTGGCGTTCTCGTTAAAGAGATTGACTTGACAAATGTCGTTCCTGCTTCTGCTACTTCCATTGGTGCAATAGTTGGTGCATTTGAAAAAGGCCCAATGAATGAAGTTATTCCAATTGGTTCAGAACAGGAATTGATTCAAGTTTTTGGTAAACCAAATAATACAAACTTTGAAAACTGGTTTACTGCCGCCAATTTTCTACAGTATGGCAATGCCTTGAGAGTGGTAAGAATTGAAACTGGTGCAAGAAACGCTGTATCAGGTGGTGGTTCAATTCTATCCCTGTATGATACAGGAACAACAAATGCTGCCACATTTGACGGAGTTGAAGACACATTTGATTTAAATAATGCTGTACTTGACCAAGATTTGTTGCATGTAACAATAAATGGAGTGGTTGATACTTCATTTACTGCTTCTGGAACAACATTCACATTTGGTAGTCCTCCATTAGTAACTGATGTAGTTGTTGTGAAGTTGGGAGTAAGAATTACCAATGATGATGACTACGAAAACAACTGGTCTGCCGGTCAAGGTTCTTTCGGACTTTGGGCATCAAAGTTTCCAGGAAACTGGGGTAACTCTCTTGGTGTTTCTGTATGTCCTTCCGCTTCTGCATATCAAAGCACTATTACTGCATCAACTGATGCTACAGCAGCTGTGGATGCCACATCTGTTGGTGTTGCTACAGCAGAAAGTTATCAAGTTGGTGATATTGTATATTTTCAAGAAACATCAGGTCAACAATACGAAGTAACTGCAATTGCATTTGATGCAGGTACGTCAGGACCTGGAGATTTGACAATTCGCCAATTAGATAATCCAAATGGTGGAGGATTGAAAACAGAAATCGCTTCTGGTACTGATGTACGAAGACGATGGAGATTCTATGACCTGTTTGATTCCGCACCCGGAACCTCTGATTGGGCAAAAGGTATCGGTCTAACCGCTGCAACTGATGAATTGCATGTTGTAGTATATGACACTCAAGGATTGATTACAGGATATGACATTGATGTTGCTGGAAACAGAGGCGCAGCTGTAGTTGAAACATTTGCATTCGCTTCCAAGCATCCAAAGTCAAAAACTGCACAAGGTGGTGGAAACTTCTATGTTGATATTGTCAACAGAGGTTCTTCTTACATCCGTTGGATGGATCATCCTCCTAGTGAAGTTGATGGTGTAGATACCGATGGTCGTGATTGGGGTGTGGATGTAGTTTCGGCAGACAGTGTAAAATACTTTGATGCAAACGCTCTTCCATTTGATGACCAATTGAGCATTGGATCCGATGACTTTTCACCAACTGTAGGTGAAACTGCATCCGCATATGAGTATTTTGCTGATGCTGATACACTAGATGTAAACTTGGTAATGGGTGGGTCAACTCCAGGTGATGGAATGACTTGGACTTCATCTGTTGCTCATGCTACAAATCTAATTGATTTGGCTGAAGGAAGAAAAGATTGTGTTGCATTCATTTCTCCTGCAAGAGAAACAGTTGTTGGAGTAACAAGTGGTATCACACAAACTGGAAACGTTGTAGACTTCTATCAGAATCTTTCTAGTTCTTCATATGCAGTATTTGATTCTGGTTACAAGTACATGTATGACCGATACAACGATACATTCCGATTTGTACCATTGAATGGTGATATTGCCGGACTTTGTGCAAATACTGATAATGTTGCTGATCCTTGGTTCTCACCAGGTGGTTTGAACAGAGGTCAAATTCGTGGTGCAGTCAAGTTGGCATTCAATCCAACTAAATCACAAAGAGATATTCTTTATCCTGCAAGAATTAACCCAGTTGTTACATTCCCAGGACAAGGAACTGTACTCTTTGGAGACAAAACTGCATTGGCGAAACCAAGTGCATTTGATAGAATCAATGTACGAAGATTGTTCTTGGTACTAGAGAAATCAATTGCAAGAGCAGCTAAATATCAATTGTTTGAATTCAACGATGCATTCACTCAGGCACAATTCCGAAATTTGGTTGAGCCATTCTTGAGAGATGTTGTTGCAAGAAGAGGTATTACGGACTTCAGTGTTGTTTGTGACGAGCGTAACAACACCGGCGAAGTAATTGACCGAAACGAATTTGTAGCGGACATCTACATTAAACCTGCTCGTTCCATTAACTTTATCACACTCAGTTTCATTGCGGTGAGAACTGGTGTGGCATTCAGCGAAGTAGGAGGTTGATAGATGGCAACTCTAGACAATTTTAAGGGAAAACTTGTTGGTGGTGGTGCAAGAGCAAATCAATTTGCTGTTACTGTAACAAGTCCTGGAGGACAAGTTCCTTCTGAACTTGCATCATTCATGATCAAGGCGGCTTCACTTCCTGGTCAAACCATTGATGAAATTGCACTAAATTATCGTGGACGTATTCTCTATATTGATGGAGACCGTACCTTTGATACATTTACTACAACAATCATCAACGATGTTGATTTTGCAATTA